TCTTAAATTTATTTTGAAAGAAATCATCAATCTCACCTTCTACGTGCTTACCAAGAAAATCACCAAGATTTAATTTCATACGCTCTTGTATTGAGATAACTGGTGCCGGAACTTTATTCTCTACAACTTCAGTGTCTTTAACTTTTACTTGAAGACATTCTTCAAGTCTCTTATTAAGTGCCATAGTATATTCCTCTAACGGTGGGCATCCATCCATAAGCATTTTTGCTAATGCACCATATGTAATACCAACTTGCCAATCTGCGACTAACTTTACATGTTTTATTTTATCTTTATCTACTTTTTCTTTCTTTAAGTATTCAACAAACCATTTTTTACCATCTTTACTTTTATGCTTGTAATTATAATATCGAGAACCCATTGACACTTGTTTTCGAACTGCTACTTTGTCAACAGCAATAATATCATTATCTTTAAATTCTTCCCATGATGGTTTTCCAAATGGATTACCAGCTGCTGATTTTACTTTTCTTCGAACCATGTTTGCTATACTATAATAATTTATGAACCTTGTCAACCTATACAAACCGATAAATACAATAAAAGAGATTTAACTATGCCTCGACTATCACTTTGGAAGCCTGAAAAGGGCAATGATTATAAATTTATCGATCGTATCATCGGCGAACATATTTATGCCGGAGGTACAGGTGTGTATATTCACAAATATGTTGGTATATTTGATCAAGGTGAAACTATAAATGCTGATGGGACTGTGGAAAAAGAAGATGTTACACAACCAAACTATGCTAAAAGAAAAGATTCAGCAACTATAGTAAAAGAAACAAACATACAAGATTTATTATTTCTCGAAAACAGAGATCGAAAATACGACAAAGATATATATGAATTACGAGGTGTATATAATCCAGCTGATAATGATTTTGATTTAACACAATTTGGTTTATTTTTAGCAAACGATACTATTTTTATGACATTTCATTTAAATGATAGTATGACTATACTCGATCGAAAATTATTAAGTGGAGATGTTCTAGAATTACCACACTTATTAGATGACACCGGTCTTGATAATTCTGCTGGCCCTATAAGAAAATTCTATGTAGTTGAGGATGTAGTAAGAGAAGCAGCTGGTTTTGATGCAAACTGGTGGCCGCATTTAATTCGTGTTAAGTGCCAAGCATTAGTAGATTCAGTAGAATATCGAGATATACTTGGCGATGGCGACGAAGCAGCCGATTTAAAACACATACTCAGTACATACAACAACGAACTTGAGATTAGCGAAGCAGTATTAGAACAAGCCGCACAAGAGGTACCAAAGCATGGATACGAAATAGGACATTTATATTACGATCCAGTCTCAGGCAAAAAAATTATCGATACTACTTGGACCGAAGATGGTGTACCACCTAACAATGTTTCTGCTGTAGGTAGTGGTGCTACATTTCCTGATAGTCCAACCGAAGGTACATATTACTTAAGAACTGATTTTAATCCTTATAGACTATTTGTCAGAAAAGGAGAACGATGGATCAAAGTTGAAGATGATAATAGAAAAGTATGGAAAGCGGCAAATAAAATATTACGTACATTTACTGAAAACACAAACGTATACATCGATGATAGTACTGGAGAAACTATATCTTCAAAACAAGCATTACATAAAATAATAAAACCAAAGGCGGATTTCTAAAATGGCAAGTAGATATAACGAAGCAGGATACTTTTATGATGAACAATTTCGTAGATATATTCTACAATTTATGAGACTCTTTGGTGGCTTATTAGTTAAAACTGGCAAGGGTAGAGATGGTACAGAAAAATTTATTAAAGTTCCTTGTAGATATGCTGATATGCAACGAATGGTTGGACATATATTAAAAAATAACAGTGAGAACGTTGTTAATTCTTGTCCATTTATTACATCACATATTTTAACCTTACAGCCGGATAGGTCACGTACACTTAATCCTAGCTTTATTGCTAAAGATAATATTGTTGAACGAGGATTTGACGAAGAAACAGGAAAATATACAGAAAAAATAGGTAATGCATATAGTGTAGAACGATTAATGCCAACACCTTATACATTAACTATGCAAACAGATGTTTGGACTAGCAACGCAGATCAAAAACTACAATTATTTGAACAAATATTAGTGCTATTTAATCCTGCTATTGAATTACAAGCTAGTACTAATATTCTAGACTGGACATCATTAGTTATAGTCGAATTAACAGACATAAGTTGGAGTTCTCGTGGAGTTCCACAAGGAGTTGATACACAAATAGATATTGGTTCAATGACATTTACAATGCCTGTATGGATTAGTCCGCCAGCTAAAGTGTATCAACAACGAGTTATTGAACAAGTTACCACTCGACTCAATGAATTTCCCACTGATTGGGATCCGGATGCCTACGATTTTTTCGGTGGTCAAACTTACTTAACTAGAGATATTATCACACCCCGCAATGCATCAGTAAATGTAACTAGCAACCAATTACAATTATTAAACCATGCTGGCATTAATGATCAAGGTGACGGCACATCTTTTGATTGGAAAACATTTCTTGATTCATATGCTGACGGTGCATTAAAAAACGGTGTTACACAAGTTCGCTTACGTATTAATTCAGATCCAGAAATTGATATAGATGATATAATTGGTACTATTACAGAGACAGGAACACCAAATGTTGTTGATTATACAGTAGACGTAGACACACTACCCGGTACAGCTTATACAGTTAATGCTATTATCAATCCTCACAAAAATTTTCCAGACGATGCAACATTACCAGTAGCTGCCACTAATCAAAAATATCTAATTCTTGATGATATTGGTGCTACAGGCAGTACAAATACAGCATGGGGGAATCTTGTAGCAAATAAAAACGACATTATTCAATACAACGGCAGTTCGTGGGTAGTATATTTTGATTCATCAGTAGTTACAGATATCACGTATATACAAAATAACTTTACCGGAGATCAATTCAAATGGAACGGAACACAATGGATGGACTCTTATCAGGGGAGATACTATCCGGGGTTTTGGCGCATAGTAATATAATTAGAAAAACATTAATAGCATGTCCAGTATGTCGAACTGAACAACTATATTTTGATGAAGAAGAAAAAAAATGGATTTGTAAACGTTGTAAACATAGTAAAAAAGTATAAAAAAATGATTAAAGCAGTAGGTACAATATTTTTAAGTTTAAGCACGACTCGTATATTATTAGGATTACGATCAGAGAATAGTTCTCATCCTCTCACTTGGAGTTTTTTTGGTGGTAAAGTTGACAACAACGAAACACTAGGCATAGCATTACAACGCGAACTTGAAGAAGAATTAATAAATTTCCCTACAATTATTAAAACATTTCCACTAGATAATTTCGTCAGCAACGATGACGGATTTAATTATGCTAGTTTTACAAGTATTGTTAAAGAAGAATTTCACCCAAAATTAAATAATGAACATGTCGGATATGCTTGGGTCAATATTGGTGCATGGCCTAAACCTTTACATGCTGGTACTAAACTTATTTTACAAAATAAAAATAATATTAAAAAACTTAATTTATTAATAGATAGAATGAATTCTAACTAAACTGCTCACCAAATGGATCAAATTCAGTTCCACATTTTTGAGAACAAACACCTAATTTACCTTCTTTAAGACTGTTTAATTCCCAACTATCTTCTATATCTTGTAAAAGGCCATTGTCGTTAATAACATCTTTAAGTTTATTATTAATAACACTAATATCTTCTTTACCTCCAGCACGATCAATAAAGTCCCAAACTTGTTCAACTTTATAATCTTTGTGCCACCACTTGTACATACGTCCAGCAGTCCAACAACAAGGCATAAGCAATCCTTCAGCAGTTATAAAAATACTTTTTTCTTCACCTGCTACCTTACAATTTATATGACACGAATCATAATAATCCAACATACTACCATAAGATTTAATTATTTCTTCTTGCTTTAACAATGCCCTGTTTTTATATTCTTCGCTAGTCGGTTTTGCTAAATTCTGCGTTTCTTGACCTTTACGATTTACTGCTTGATGTTCTTCCTTGGCTTTACTTGTTGCACTACTAATAAATCTTCCTGATTTCTTTTTAGTAAATTTTTCAAAACCCAATTCATTAGCAAGCATTTCTGCTTCTTCTACTTGATGTTCATTATGTTCAAAAATTAAAAAATCCCAACGTGCCCTGCCCCCTGCTCCAATAAATGCTCGCATACTACGTTCTACTATGTCCCAATTTACATTCTGCCTATATAAATGATTCGTATCTCGCAATCCATCAACACTAAAAATAACTGTGCCCATACGTCCATATATCTTAGCAAGACGTTCCCACCATTCGGGGTCACGAGCACCAGCATTAGTATTCATACTCAACCACATATTAGAATTGTGCTTTCTAAAATATTCAAAAACTTCTAATGTATCTTTAGCAACAATTGGATCTCCCAAGTTGCCACACATATACATTGTTTTTAATTGTTGTATAAAAGGAACACTAAAAATTTTTTGAGTATCTTCCAATGACAACTCAGCATCAGTCATATGTGGATTATCAGCACCACCGTTCATATTGCGATCGCACATAGGACATGCAGCTTGGCAACGTTGTGTAATTTCTAAATGAACTGTTTTTATATCACTATACTGATACACTAACGATATCCTATTAACATATATCTATTATATTTTTCAAGATTTAATTCACCTTCATACATTATATTAGTCATTGGAGCCATTTTTTTAAATTCATCAATATCGTTTACACAATTTATATGATCATCGATTTCAAAATAATCATTAGTTTGTAAAACAATTAATGTACCTTTAGGAATTAAATTATACCATAAAGAAAAACCAGTTAGATGTTCACAGCTTGTGTTAACAACAGTATTAGGTTTATCATATAATTCCTGTGCTTCACCACTTGCTCTATATGTATTATAAGTATGGCCATCAAGATAATTAATGTGTAAAATATCTTCAGTTTGTGCTTTAAATTTCCATTCGGACATTACATACGGTCTATTAATAGTATCGGCAATCTTATAACAATTTTCATCTTTGTCAAAAGATCTAATTTTTTCTACTTTTAATCCTGATTCAAATAATAACAATGCTAACGATCCATACCATCCTGCACACAAAAATACCGTTCCAAGATTTATATCTAATTTTATTAATTCATCTACAAGCCATTTCTTACTTAAAATTTGCCCTCTTGAAAAAGCATCACGCAAATCTACATCAGGAAAAGTTCTTATAACTCTTGGAAGTGTATCAAACAAAGCAGGTGGATCCTCAATAAACATACCCATTAATGCACGAATTTCTTTATTTACAACTGCTTGACGCAAGGCATTCATTTGCCTATTTTCTGAATCAAGCCTTGCTAATACTCTAAATATTGAATGAATATTTTCTTCAGTTATTGCTTTACGCAAATCTTCTATAGGCATTGATAATGGTAAAAGTTCTTTTTCTTGATAATATACCATTGTTCTAAAAACTGAATGCCAATTTTTTTCAACAATACTACGACGTACATCATCTATTAATTCAAGAATTATAGAATTATCTTTATTTAAATTTTCAACTAATCTAAATAACGAATGTAAATTATCTTCAATTATTGCTTTGCGTATATCTTCAACAGGTAATGTTTCTTCATTCTCAATTAACCTAAATAATGAATGTAAATTATCTTCTACTACTGCCCTACGTATATCTTCAACTGGTAATGTTTCTTCATCTTTAATTAATCTAAACAATGAATGTAAATTATCCTCTACTATTGCCCTACGTATATCTTCCAATGGCATATCTAAATTATAA